CCTCAGCGCATCCATGACCGAGCCTGTTGAAATCGCCTTCTACAACCCGCTCAAGACCACTGCAAACGCCGCACTCAACTTTGCCTGCATCACTACCGGTGCGCAGGTCTACGTCAACGCGCAAGGCTACACCGCGCCCTGAGGAGCACATCATGGTCACGATCCAAGACAAGCACTTCGACCCCGAAACCGGCAATTGGACCATCAGCGCAGTGGTCGCCCTGCCGGACGGCACCCGCTGCAGTGCCTACCAGGTTACCGCCCCTGCCGACGCTAACGACGAGCAGCTCACCCACTGCCTGATGGAACGGTTTGCATGACGCCCGCTGCCGGCACGCTGTCCCAGCGCATCGACATCGAGCGCCGCGCCCCCGGTACCGACGCCTGGGGCCAGCCCGTCCAGGCCTGGGAGTGGGTCGCCTCCCGCTGGGCCGACGTGCGCCTGCTCGCCGGCCTCGAGGCCATCAAGGCCGGTGCAGACGTCTCCACGGTGCGCGCCTCGATCCGCATCCGCTGGCTAGCGGGGATCGACGCCGGCATGCGCGTCCGGCACGGCGGCGCCACCTACGACATCACCGCCGTTCTGCCCGACCCCGCCGGCGCCTTCATCGACCTAGTCTGCGAGACGGTGCGCTGATGGGCCTGAAGATCAGCATCAACACGGTCCGCTTCAAGCAAGACCTGCAGCTCGAGCTCCAGCGCCTGCGCGCCGCCAACCGGCCTGCAGCCCAGGCCGGCGCGCAGCTCATCTACGACCGCGCCAAGCAACTCGCCCCGGTCTCCGATGCGCCCCACATGTTCCACGGCACCCATGCCGTTTACGGCCCGTACCCGCCCGGCACCCTGCGTGACTCGATCTACCAGGCCTTCAGCAAGGACAACAGCTTTCTCGACAACGCCGTCTATCACATCTCCTGGAACGCCACCAAGGCCCCCTACGGCGCCATGGTCGAGCTCGGGACCAGCGCCGCCCCCGCGCACTCCTTCATCGCGCGCGCCGTCGCCGAAACCCGCTCGCAGGTACTCAAGACGATCCGCCAGCGCTACATCGACGAGGTCACCCAAGCATGAGCATGGAACAGCACCTCGACGCCCACTTGCGCGCCCTATGTCCCAACGTTCACCCCGACATCGCCCCGCCCGGCACCCCGCGCCCCTACATCACCTGGCAGGCCCTCGGCGGCGAAGTCGCGCGCTTTCTCGACAACACCGCGGCCGACAAGCGCAACACCCTCCTGCAGATCAACGCCTGGGCGCACACACGCATCCAGGCGACCACGCTTATCCGCAGCATCGAAGACACCCTGGCCGCCTCGCCCCACTTTGTGGCCCGGCCGCAAGGCGAGGCGATGTCCACCTTCGAGCCCGTCACCGGCCTCTACGGCTCGATTCAGCGCTACAGCATCTGGGCCACCCGCTGAGCGCGGGCCCCCTGCGCCACCCGCCGGGCTCGCCCGGCATTTTTTTGCCCGCAAGGGCCCGCACCGCCTGACGCACGCCAGGCAACCCATCCGCCCCTTGCGGGCAAATCACAGGAGCACGCCAAATGGCCTACTACTTCCCCGAGGGCTCGTCCCAGCAGTACAGCAAGACCTTTGCGGCCGCAAAGACCATCACCGCCGTCACCAACACCGACCCGGCCGTGGCCACCTGCACGGCACACGGCTTTGCCACCGGCGACGAGATCCTCTTCAACTCCGGCTGGGAAGACGCCACCGACACCGTCTTCAAAGTCGAGGTCGTCGACGTCAACAGCTTCCGGATTCTCGGGCTCGACGCCTCCAACAACAACTTCTACCCCGCTGGCTCCGGCATCGGCACCGCGCAGAAGATCAGCACCTGGAAGGCCATCCCGCAGGTGCTCACCATCAGCGCCTCGGGCGGCGACCCCCGCTTCACCGACGTCGCCCCGCTGGCCAAGCGCAACGCACTGCGCATCCCCACCGGCTTCAACGCCACCAGCGTCACCCTCTCGCTCGGCCACGACGCATCCAACGCCACCTACAAGGAAATGCTCGGCATCAGCCGCTCGCTCGGCAAGGTCGCATTCAAGCAGGTCATCAGCGGCGGCGCCGTCACGTACGGCTACGGCTACCTCAGCGTCTCCGAAATGCCGGGCCTCAACAACAACCAGACCAACACCGTCAACGCGGCGATGACCATCCTCGGCCGTTCGATCAGCTACGACTCCTGATTTCCGCCACACCTGCCCGCCGGAGCGGGCAGGGCGCTCCCCCATCCACCAGGACACCACCATGGCAAGCATCAAGCTGGGCAACCGCCCGAAGAACTTCAAGCGCATCGTCAAGTTCGGCCTCATCGAAGGCGGCGAAGGCTCCATCGAATGCACCTTCAAGTACCGCACCCGCTCCGAGTTCGGTCGTCTCATCGATGGCATGGCCCATGACGCCCGCCAGAACGGCGCCGCCGGCGCCGACCTGTCCGTTGCGCAGATCATGGACGCCACCAAAGACAAGAACGCCGCCTACCTGCTCGACGTGCTCGACGGCTGGAACCTCGACGAAGTGCTCACCCGCGACACTGCGGCCCAGCTCTGCGACGAACTCCCCGGCGCCGCCACCGAGATCATGGAAGCCTACCGCCTCGCGATCGTCGAAGGCCGCCTGGGAAACTGAGAGAGGCCGCTGCCGCCCTGTATGCGCCCGACAACCAGGCGGACGCGGCCAACCCCTTCCTGCGCGGCGTGATCGCCGCCACAGACCAATCCGTCGAGGTGTGGCCTGAAAACTGGCCCACCTTCGCCCTGTTTGCGCAACTCGGCACCCAATGGGCCGCCGGCATGGGCGGCCCCACCGGGCTGCGCTACGAAGCCCTGTACCCGCTGCTCGACCGGCGCTGCCCGAGCGATGACGAGTGGCAGCGAACATTCGACGACGTGCGCACCATGGAAACCGCCGCACTCGCCGCCATGCGCAGCAAAGACTGAGGACCCGAAACCGTGAGCGATCTGAAGCTGCAAGGCGTAGTAGAGATGTCGAGCGAGGGCGCCGAACGCGCCTTCGATCGCGTCGGGCAAAAGGCCGGCCAGATGTCGCAGCAGGTCGCGAGCTCATCGGCCAAGGCCAGCGACGCCGTCGACAGCATCGGCAGCGCCGCGCAGCAGAGCGCCGACGGATTCACTCGCGCCGAAGGCAAGATCGTCGCATCCATCAAGCGCGCCACCGCGCAGCTCGAAAGCCTGGGCAAGACCGCCTCGCAAAAGGTCGAGATCAAGATCGACGCGCAAGGCCTCGACCGCGCAAAGTTCGAACCGCTGCTGGCCAACCTGCGCCAGCTGGAGTCGGCGCAGCAGCGCGTGACAGGCAGCAGCGGAAACATGCGCGGCGGCATGCAGAACCTCTCGTACCAGCTGCAGGACTTCATCGTCCAGACCAACGGCGGAGTGGCCGCAACCACCGCGCTGTCGATGCAACTGCCGCAGTTGCTGGCCGGCTTCGGCGCGGCCGGCGCTGCAATGGGGGTGGTCGCCGCGCTGCTTCCCAACCTCGTGAAGTTGTTCGGCGATGCTGCCGGCGGCGCAGCGTCGCTCAAGGACGCCATGTCCGGCGTCGACCACGCGATCAGCCAAGTCGGCCGTGGGGTGCGCAGCTTCGACATGGAAGGGCTGTACGAGCAGTTCAACGCCGCCAGTGGCGCCACCCGCGCCGCGACCATCGAACAGCTGAAGTTTCAGCAGGCACTGATCGAGACGCAGCGCCTCGCGGCCCGCAAGGCCCTTGGCGAATCCGTGAAAGACGTCGGCATCGGTGGATTCTTCGACCACCGCAAGACGACGACCGATGTGATCGCAGAAGACCTTGGCGTCACGCTCGCCGTCGCCCGCGAGCTGCAGCCGCTCATGAAGTCGCTGCGCGAGGGCAGTGCCGACGTAGGCGCCGTATTCGGCCAAGTCGGCACAAAACTGCTCACCGGCAACGAAGCGGCCCAGACCTTGGCGAAGTCCCTGCGCGACCTCGTCAATGGCGAAGCCGACGCCGCCGCGGCCTCCGCCGCGCTTTCGGACGCACTCGAACGCATGGCAAAAGGGCACGTCCGTACGAAAAAAGAGACCGATGAAGCCGCGAAAGCCGCGAAGACCCACGCCGCCGAAACGCAGCGGCTAGCAGAGGCAGGGCGTGAGCTCGCCGCGTCGCTGCTCGGTCAATCGGCGGGGCTTTCGCGCGACTTTTACGCCAAGTGGGCGCAACTCGGGCAGGCCTACAAGACCGGCGCAATCAATCTCCAGGACCTCACCACCGCGCAGTCCGTCCTGCTCGCCCAGCAACCCGCCATGAAGCAAGCCGCACAGGACGCCGACGCCTACGGCAAAGCGGTCGCCTCGGTGGTCGGCCCACTCGAAGCCCGCGCATTCGCCCTCGAGACCGAACTGCAAAACTACGGCCTCACCCAGTCCCAGATCGAGCGCACGACGCTCGCGCGTTACGAAGAGGTCCGCGCCTTGGCTGCCGCCAACGGCGCCACGCAGGCCTATCTGAGCACCCTCGACCGCGAGATTGAAGCGCGCCGCCGCATCGCCGAAGCAAGCACCGGACTCGAAGCCGCCGACGCCAACAAGCGCGCCGCCGCCCAGGCTGCCCAAGACTGGCAGCGCACCGCCGACGCGATCGAAAAGTCGCTCATCGACGCCCTCATGGAAGGCGGAAAATCCGGCGCCGAGTACATCGAAGGCCTGTTCCGCTCCATGGTGCTGCGCCCGATCATCCAAGCCGTCGTGCAGCCGGTCGCCGGCGGCATCACCAGCGCCATGGGCCTCGCTGGAGCAGGGCAGGGCGGCGGGCTGGGTGGCGCCCTCGGGGCGGCGAGCAACCTGCAGACGCTCTATGGCGCCGTCACCGGCGGCATCACCGCATCGCTCGGCGGGCTCGCCGCCTCGGCCGGCAGTCTATTTGGCTCGTCGGCGCTGTCGGCATTCGGCGCCGGCCTCAAGGGCAGCACACTCGCCGCCGGCCTCGCCGGCCCCACGACAGCCGGCGCCGGCGGCGCGATGGGGCTGGG